ATTGTAGGATACCTACAACGCGGGGGCTCGTACCGTTACCGTACTGTTACATAACGGGCGTACCAGTATTTTACATGTGTGTGGGTTAGGTGGGAGTGTGCCACTGTAGCTTTCCTACAAGCAACACTGTGGATACGTTAACGACTAACCGGTTTGTGTACCTGCTAGAGTGTACTTACAACCGAATAACGGGGACGTGAACGCACGTTTAAAGAGGTCGTTAGATACGAACACCTGTAAGGTCAGACTCCACCTATCGAAGTGAGTGTTATTCACAGTGTTGCACGGCCGCTATGTATTGTCTTGTAGGGCCAGTTAGACCATTCTGCACAGTGAGGGTTAGCGGGGATAACGCGCAGTTTAGGCAACTGATACGTGTCTCGCGGCTGACAACATTTCTTATCAAACATCCTATTGAATGGAATATAACATGACTGATGCAAATACGGATATCGAGCTTGCACCCCGTACGAGTGTGACTGACGTAGCGAACGCTATCGAGGGTCTGAACTCTGGCGCGGCGTTCTTCTCTACGGTGAAGGGCACGGACATGGCTACGCGTAGGCTTGTCACTAAGGCGCTCACGTCGAGCCTCCCGATCAAGGAGCACATCAATAAGCCGATCAAGCTTGCACACATTGTTGTGCAGCCGGTCGAGCTTGCAGACGAAAAGACTGGTGAGGTTACCGTGCAACCGCGCGTTGTCCTTTTGGACCATGAGGGTAACGCATTCCACGGAACTTCTCTCGGCCTGTTGTCGAGTGTGCGTAACATTCTCGCAGGTATGGGCGATCCCTCGGAGTGGGATGGCCCGCTTGACATCAAGGTTGTCGAGCAGAAGTCGAGCAACAACGCGGGGCATTTCTTCACCGTCAAACTGGTTTAGTAAACAAACAATAGCGGGGCCGATATTAAGTTATCGGCCCCGCTTTTAGTCTCTCAATGTAAAGGTCTCGCATGGCTCAGCGTAAGCGTAAAATCAATCCAGAACTCGAAGCATTGAGAGCAGAGGTAAAGAGGAAACAGCGCAACGCGGCTGCAAAGATTAGGCGTCAAAAGGTGACTAAAGGCGTGTCAATTGGTTTTACTCACGCTGATCCTCGCGCGAATGCTGCAAAGATCGCGCGCTATACCGCTAAGCAATTGATAGCACACGCCGCACGTCTTGATGAATTCACAAGCCGTAAAACATCCTTTGTGCCAGGTGTAAACGGTAGCCCTCTACCGGCACAAAAGTGGAAAGAATATAAGGTACTTGAGTCGGCCGTGAACGCTAAGGCGCGTGCACGTGATGAGGAGCGTAGACATATCAAGGATGTTGCCGGAACAATGACGTTAGGCGAGCGTAAAGCCACATTCTATGATGACCGGCTCTCAGCGGCCGGGGATGCGGTTCACGATTTTATACCTAAGACTATGCGGGAGTCGTTTCAGATCGCAGACGCTAAAGCCCTTGAAAAGTTTATCAAGTTGCAGAAGTCGCGACTTGATGAAAAGTATGTGCCGGGTAAGGTCAAAGAGGCCCGGGGCCAAATGGCGCAAATGTTGAAAGAAATTGGTAATACCGAATTCATCGAGCGCGCTAAGAAACTGACTGACTATCAGTTTGATTTACTCTGGCAGGATGCCTCTAATGTAAACCAAATTTCACTTGTGTATTGGATTACTCAACAAATGGCGAGAGGTACACATGAGCGTCAATTTGCTAAACAGTTAGAGGATAACACAAGTGACATACACGACCTCTTCTCATGGGCAGAAAAGCAATCGAAAACCGCGGGCGGGGTCTAAAAAGGCTAGAGCCGACTTTATAGCGGACTTCGAGACAACAACCGACCCTGACGATTGTAGGGTGTGGGTTTGGGGTCTCATGGCCGTGGGCGACCCGGATACGTTCGAGTATGACATTGATATAGCATCGTTCATTGATCGCGTGTCACAGCATAATATAACATGCTACTTTCATAACCTGAAATTCGATGGGCACTTTATCATCGATTGGTTGCTAAAGAATGGCTTTAGCCACACTACAGCTAAGTCACCTTCACACAATGAGTTTACGTCACTCATTAGTAACATGGGTATGTTCTATTCTATTACCGTCAAATGGGATAACGGTCACACGGTTGAGTTCCGCGACTCGTATAAGAAAATTCACATGTCGGTTAAGAATGTTGCTAAAGCATTCCAACTTGACGAGGGTAAAGGGGAGATTGACTATCACGCCCATAGACCAATAGGCCACATCCCTACACCCGAAGAGGTTGACTATCTCAGGCGGGATATAAACATTGTTTCGCAAGCTATGCGACAAGTGCTCGATAGTGGGATGACTAAGCTTACGGTTGCGTCCGACTCTTTGGCAGAGTATAAGCGTCTGATTGGTGAGAAGTATTTCAGAAAGATTTTTCCTGTACTCTCAGACCACATTGACGCTGAGATTCGTAAAGCGTACCGGGGCGGCTTTACATGGCTTAACCCTAAATTCAAGGGCATGAATCTTTGTAGTGGCCACGTGCTTGATGTGAATAGCCTCTATCCCTCAGTGATGATGAATAGAGAGCTACCGTATGGTGTACCTGAATACTTTGATGGGTATGTGCCGCCGACACTCTCAAGACCGTTGACAATCTTTAGCGTGACGTTTACTGCAAAGCTTAAACCTAATCACATCCCATGTATTCAGATCAAGGGATCGTCAGTGTTCGCGCCAACCGAGTATCTAACGGTTATCGAAGAGCCCACGACAATGATGGTAACTAACATCGATTGGGACTTATACCAGGATCACTACGACATTCAGATTATGGCGTTCAATGGCGGATGGCGTTTCCACTCCGCTAAAGGCATGTTCGACACATACATAAACAAGTGGTCAGCTATCAAAGCTGCAAGTAAAGGCGGACAACGTGAAATCGCAAAGCTCCATCTTAATAGCCTGTACGGTAAGTTTGCCACAAACCCTAATGTGTCCTCTAAAATACCGGTACTTGACGATGATGGACGCGTGCGATACGTGCGGGGCGCTGACGAGCGCCGACCACCCGTCTACACGGCAGTAGGCGTGTTCATCACATCCTTTGCCCGCGACCTCACTATCAGGGCCGCACAAGAGAACTATGAGACGTTCGCATACGCTGACACAGACTCACTCCACTTGATGCAAGACAACGTGCCAGAGACTATCGAGGTTCACCCTGACAAGCTGGGAGCATGGAAGCTCGAATACCGCTTCGACGCCGCTTACTACATCCGACCTAAGGCATACCTTGAAAGACGCCCACAGCACGGCTGTGAGCATGATGTGATGCACGCTGAGCACGGGGAGCACTGTAAGTACGTTGCACGCATTGCAGGGCTCCCAGAGATCGTTTCAAGCTCGCTCACATTTTCAGACCTCGTTGACGGGCGCGTGTTACATGGCAAACTCAATCCGCGGTCTGTTCCGGGCGGTATCGTGCTGAAAGATATCCCGTTTGAACTTAAGCTTTAGGTTTGACATAGCTATCACAGCGTGTATAGTAGAAATTACATCGAGGGAGCTTGCAACGCGGCTCGGCTTTAAACGACACGTGCAAATGTGCGCCCTCCCACAATCTCCCTTATCGGGACACCATAGAATAACGAAACGAAAGTAGGAAACATCATGGGCAAGATTATTGATTACGTTGCAGAAAAGCCGGTCAACCCTTACACGGATGACATTGCCGAATTGATCGAAGCGGGAGAGGGTAAGGCCTCTCTCATCGACGTGCCAGCAGTCGAGCGCAAGAATGCTGAGGGAGCCGTTGAGGTTGTCTCTCGTGTCGGTGTTGCTAAGCGTCTGCTCTCTGAGGCTGCACGTGACGCGGGTTACACGGCTCGGTTTGCTAAGATCACTGAGAACGATGACAAGAGTGCAAGCATCATTGTCAAGCTCGGCAAGCTCGTGACACGTCGCACCAAAGAGGAGTTGGAATCTGACGCGGTCAAAGAGGCCGCTGACGTCGAGAACTTCGAAGCGACCGACGAGACGGAAAAGATCGCCCGTAAGGGTAAGTAACTTATTGTGGGCACCGGTTTGCGAATCGGACTAGCCAATACTGCACCCGTTGGATCGGGGTTGTGCTAGCGTAGGGTTGCAAGCCGCCGAAACTTTCGTTCGCCGGATGCTCCGATAAGAAAAGGGAGGGCCGCACACTAGTTGTGCGGCCCTTCCCCATATACCAAACAAAAGGATGTGAAAGAAATGCCACCAGAAGAAAAGCCGGAAACGGAGCCGGAAACGGCAACCGAAACGGAAACGGAAACGGAAACGGAGTCAGAAACGGCGCCTGAGGGGCCGGATGTTGACACCCTGAATGCAAAGATTCAGGCACTCACGGATTCGCACAGCGTAAAGGATGCGCTCATTGCAGACTTGACCAATCAAATTGTAGCGGCCAAAGCGGCCAACTATGACCTTTTGGTTAGCTCCGGTTCAACGCCCGTTGAGACGGTAACAGAAGATGACGGGGACGGCCCCGACATTGACGACTTCTTTGGAGACTAAGAAATGGCAAATAACGTAACCGTGCTCCCATTCAGGGAGTCCACGAGTAACACAGATATTCTTGCAGCTATTCGCAAGAATGCCTCACCCGACTATCAGCGGCGCATTCCGGACGCTACCAAAGCGGGCGTATCCGAAACGCTTAAGCGTCTGCTCGACTATCGTCCGGCGTATAACGAATTTGTTGACGCTCTCGTAAATCAGATCGGTCTTATTGTCGTGCGCAATAAGATTTGGGCTAACCCGCTTGCAGTTTTCAAGCGGGGAATGCTCGAATTCGGTAGCACCATCGAAGAAATTCAGGTCGGCCTTATCGAAGCTAAGGTTTACAATTCCGATCGTGATGGCCTTGAGGGTGAAATCTTTGGGCAGCACCGGCCCGACGTGCAGTCATCCTTCCACACCATCAATCGCCAGAACTATTACCCGCTAACGATCAACGAGAACCTTTTGCATCGAGCGTTCACGTCGTCTGACAATGGGCTTTCGCAGTTTATTGCGTCGCTCATGTCCTCGCAAACGACAAGCGACTATTGGGATGAATTCCTCCTTACAACTTCTCTGCTTTCCGAGTATGAGAAGAATGGCGGATTCTTTAAGGTCAATGTCCCCGATATTGGTGCTAACTCGGATACCGTTGAGCAGGATGCGAAGTATGCGCTTCGTCAGGTTCGCCAAATGGCCTCAACTCTCGGATTCTTGAGCACGAATTACAACGCGTCCGGTATGCCGGTATTCGCATCAAAAGAGGAATTGGTTTTCCTTGTAACCCCTGAGGCGCAAGCCGCTATCGATGTTGAGGCACTTGCAGGTGCGTTCAACATGGATAAGGCCGAATTCTCGGGCCGTACCGTTGTCATTCCTCAGGAGCACTGGGGCATTCCCGGCGCGCAAGCGATCCTCACTACTGAGGATTTCTTTATGATCGCGGATAACAAAATCGAAACCACCTCACAGTGGAACCCGATTAGCCTCCACAATAACTATTTCCTGCACCACTGGCAGGTCATTAGCGCGTCCCGCTTTGTCCCGGCCGTGCTTTTCTGGACCGGAGCAGGGGACGTTATTACCGTGGATGAGACACCAGTTACGAGCATTAGCGCACCGGCATTCAACGACCGTAACGGCACTGTTGTTACGTCTCTTGAACGTGGCGAGCTTTACTCGATTGATGCTCTTGCAGTCACCACTCCTGCAGGTGGCCCGAATAGCGCGGTTCGCTTCGAGCTTTCCGGCTCGTACAGCGGACGTACGTATGTCAGCCAAACGGGCATGGTCAGCATCGCGCTTGATGAGGCAGCTACCGCCATTGCGGTCAACATCTACGCCGTGGACGACAACAACACGCCCACGCTCAAGACCGTGCTTACCGCCAACATTGTCGGGGACCGGGCCATTCTTTGGCCTAACCCTGAGGTCGAGATTGACTCGAACGACAACGGGCTGTATGAGGTCACGCCGGATGCTGTACCGGTCGCGCCGACAAGCGGAGCTAACAAGAATAAGGTAACCATCCCTGCAACTGAGGGTGTGGACTACAAGAATGGTGCTACGGTCGTCACCGGCCAGACCATCACTCTCACGGCGAACGCTACCATTACTGCAACTGCGCAGACTGGTTACGAAATCGCTACCGGCGCTGTAACGACTTGGAACCTTGTCTTTACCGCGTAACACACTGTAGTAACGTAAAGGGCTGTACACTCGATGTGCAGCCCTTTACGCCTATCATAAAGAGGAATTTATGAGCAAGATTACCGATCCGGCCAACACCTATGATTTTGGTCAGGGTTTTAACTATGCGGTATGGACGCCCAATACCGTAGTAACCATGTGTAACGTACCGTGGAATAACGACTACCGGGACATCGTAGAGTTCCCCACGGATACAGGGCAGACACTCGATCAATACATTGACAATGCGGAACTTGTCGGAATTCACATTCCGCAAATGTCTTACCTTAAACCGAATAACCCTATCCGCATTGAAATACCTTTCAATAAGGCTATCCGGTTTAACTACCTCAGGGCAAAGAATCCGGTACAGCCTATTCCGGGTAGTGACGTGCCACAGAATTTCTATTACTTCGTTACTGACGTGCGCTATCTCACGCCGGGGACGACTGAGGTTGTGTTACAGCTTGACGTGTGGACAACCTACGGAGGCTACGGCACGTTCGGGCGTTGCTACATTGAACGCGGGCATATTGGTATTGCGAACACTAACGCATTCAATAATTACGGGCGAGATTATTTGACTGTGCCTGAGGGTCTTGACGTCGGTTCTGAAATGCAGATTATCAAAACCCACAATGAACCGATTATGTCTCAAGGATTGCCTAGTGATACTGACACCTATAACATTCTCGTCGTCAGTACGATTGACCTTAGTGCCGACCCCGGCTCCGTAGCGGCCCCACAATTGCGCACGGCTACGGGCGGGATGTTTGCGGGTATGCCCTCAGGTGCAACACAGTATCTTTGGCCTACTATTTCATCATTTGAAACGTGGCTTACTTCAATGAGCGGTTCGCCGTGGGTTACTCAGGGCATTATATCTATTACGATTATCCCGCCCATTTCGCGGTATGGAATTATTGGATGGGCAGATGGTAACGCGCCCACGCCCGTACCCTCATATGTTTGGCTCCCCAGAAGTTATGCGATGCTTACAGACTGGCGTGCAAATACGGACATTCTCAATTACATTCCGGAACGTTATCAGGGTCTAAAGAAACTTTTTACATCCCCATACATGATGATTGAGCTTACAACGTTTACGGGCACACCCGTTCTGCTTAAGCCTGAATCGTGGAATAACCCTGACGCAATGCTCATTGAGCATATTAGCCCGACACAGCCGGGCCAGCGTTTGGGTATTAGCCCATATAAGTACAATGCACTTAATCAGTATTCTGATGGCGATTCGCAATATGTTGGCGACCCTAGCGCGTCATTTCCGGCGCTAGGTGACGATAAGGGCGAATATCTAGACCTTGCAACATACATTAGCAATTTCCCCACACTTGCTATTGTTAACAATGGTGCTATTTCTTATCTTGCAGCTAACGCTAACGGCATTGCCTTTCAGTATCAGTCGGCGGATTGGTCACAGCAGAGGGCTTTAGGGTCTAATCAAACAAGTTATGATCAGGCGTCATCTGCTATGAATCTTGCGAATCAGTTAACCGGTATCGGTGTTAATCAAGACGTAGCCTCAACTAATATTGCTAACTCACTCACACAGAACCGCGCGTTACTTGGTATCGCAGGAGATGTAGCGGGAGGACTTGCAGGTGGTAACGGTAACGCGCTACCGATTGTAGGCGGCGTGGGCGGCATTGCAAGCGGTATCACGCGTGGTATGGGTGCCATGATGGATATTGACGCCTCTACAAAGCAACAGGCGGTTAGACAAGGTGCAGCACTTGGTGGCAACTCTGCACAGCAGCAGAATATGGGGTACATGCGGGACACGAACAAGGGTCTAGCTGACTGGTCAGCACGCGGCGATTACGCAAACCAAATTGCCGGTATCAATGCTAAAGTTCGTGATGCTCAACTCATTCAGCCAACAACATCCGGTCAGGTCGGCGGAGATGCTTTCAACTTTATTAACAATAACGTGATGGTGTCGGCGCGGTGGAAGATGATTGACCACGCTGCAATGAGTGTTGTCTGTGAGTATTGGCTCCGATATGGCTATTCTGTTAGACGTTTCGCCATGATGGGGCAATTGAAAGTCATGTCTAAGTTCACGTATTGGAAACTAACCGAAACTTATTTTCAGTCTGCTACAATGCCAGAGAGTTTCAAACAGATTATTCGAGGTATCTTTGAAAAGGGTGTTACCGTGTGGTCTAACCCCGACTATATTGGCGTAACTGATACCGCCGATAACGCGCCAATTGGAGGCATCACACTATGAGCAGCAATAAACGAGGTGGCGGAGCCGACGACATTTATACCCGCCACTTAAACGGTGGAGACTATAAGTTCAACCCTGCCACTACACGCGAGGCCATGATTGAGAATATGTATATTCGTGTACTCTCAGAACTTGCAATGAATAGGTTCAAATGGACCGGACTCCCTGACACTGTGAATCCGCGATTCTTGGAAATGACACTGTTCTATCAAGCTCTCGCCGTTTTCTTTGACGATGAACGTTATGGGTATCTTGCTCTGAAAGGTAGTGGACAGAACTATCTCAACTTTCAGAATGACCCTACCGGATTTATGGTCGTGGGTAATAACTACTATCACCCGCCTATGGGCGCTAGTAAAGTTGTACCCATTTGGGCCAACTATATGCGTATGCCTGACGTCGATATTGTACAGATTTATGCGAACCGGCTAGCTAACTTCGATCGCACATTAGAGATAAATTCACAGAATGCTCGCAAGACAAGGGTGCTCGCATACCCTGAGAATCTGCGATTGTCTGCTGAAAACATCAATCGTCAAATTGATGAAGGCCAACCCACAATCAGGGTTACCGGCGCTATGGGTGACATGGAATTCATGTCTGTGCTCGACTTTGCTATCAACCCCGACACCATCGAAAAACTCGACATTGTGCGCGCCAGACAATGGAATGTGTGCATGGGCTTACTCGGCATTGACTTTGGTAATCAAGACAAGAAGGAGCGTCTTGTATCTGATGAAGTCAACGCTAACAATGAGCAGACGGATAACATGAAATTCGTTAACTTGAATGCGCGTCGTCAAGCATGTGAACAGATTAACGAAAAGTTCGGGCTAAACGTTGACGTAGATTACAACACAGAAATTGCTGAACAAGCTGACCGTATTTTCAATTCTATGTTGTCCGACAATTCAGAAGGGTAAAGCTAATGGGAACATTCACAATGCCGCTTAAGCGTGCTATCGAGTTGACCGGTGGAACACTCACGTTTGTGGATGGCGTTACCGGTATGGATGGGGGCAATATTGGGTTGAGCCTTTACCCTATCTTTGATGAAACACACCGACCGTTTCTCAACGGTAAGATCATCGACCGGTATCTTAATCGTGAAATCGGTATGGAAACTATCGACATGTTCCAATTGGCTATGCGGCGTAAAATGAATGAGATTATGCCCGCATACAATCTCCTGTATTTGTCTACGCAAATGACGTTTGACCCGCTGAAAACTATCGTCATGACAACGGTCAATAGCACAACTCAGAACACGGCCACTACTGGCACAGCTAACACGAGTGCAGACACGAATAGTAAGTCTCGCTCTGTAGCGTCTGAGACACCTCAGACCATGTTGTCACCTGATAGTGACTATGCGTCGAGTGCTAGTGACGTGAACGGTCAAGCGTCGAACACGGGCACGTCAACGGAGAACTCGACACAAGACGCTACCGGGAACGCAACGAACACAGTAGACGGTTATCAAGGTATTCCGGCTGATCTGATAATGCGCTATCGTGAGGCAATAATCAATGTTGACCTCATGATTATTAACGAGCTTGCCGAATGTTTCATGCAAGTGTGGGATAATGGCGACGCCTACTCGAATAACTACGGATGGATGTACTAAAATGACTCTTATTACCCCTAGCCCAATTCTCCCGGCTCCGGTGGAAGGCTACCCGACAACCGGTTTTCCCATCACGAATATTACCCCGTTCACGTATCGGGACGGTTGGACGTACCTCGAAAAAGAAGAGGCGTTTAGATCGTACATTCGTGACTATGTTGTGCCATGGATGGCAACCTCTGTAGGGGGTCTTAGTGACTCCTGGCAGGCAGAAGTTACAGCGCTAGAGGCGGCAGTAAATACCGCGCTCGCTACACAAGCTACGTCTGTAACTAGTGAGGTTGCAACACTTATCGACAGTGTAAACGCGGCCGTTACAGCGCTCAACGCGGCTGTAGCCACCGCTAACACTGACGCTACTAACGCGGGCGCAAGCGCTACCGCTGCTGCCGCGTCTGCTGCCAGTGCAGCTAGCGCGCTAGCCACCGCTAACACTGACGCTACTAATGCGGGCGCAAGCGCTACCGCTGCTGCCGCGTCTGCTGCCAGCGCAGCTAGCGCCGTACTAACATCCCAGAAAGCACGCAAGCCCGTATATGCGGCTGACTACGGTACACCCGGTCTGCGTGCCACTCTTGATGCTGCTATCGCTGCTGCTGAGGCTATGGGAATGCACACGCCCGTACATTTTAGCGGCATTTGGGATGTTGGCAATGGCCTATCTCTTACCGGTAAAAGTGTTGTACTAGTTGGCGACGGTGTCGGGGGCGGTAACGAATCTTCCCCTACCGGAACAGTGTTCTACGCTTCCACTCAGAGCGGCCCTGTAATTGACTTTTCCGGGTGGCTTATTCCTGTTCCCGGCTTTGACGGGAACGTTACACACCGCGGCTTTATGGTTCAGGGCTCTAACGTTGCCGACCCTACACTGAATAACTCGGGTCTTAAATTCACAGCACTTAGCAGTACATCGTTTGTGGACATTGCCATTAGACACACTGGCGGCCCGTGCATTGATATGGTCGCTAACCCTGGTAACGGCGTTTACTTGTGTAACTTTGAGCGTATTACGCTTAAAGAGCCTGTGTCTATGAACACTAACGATGTACCATTCTTTAGAGCTAACGAGTGCAACGGCAACCGTTTCAGAGGTTTTGGTCTACACTCTCAGGCGCATCCTGTAGGACCATCTGGCGCGGTTCAAATTCTTAATAACGCTAGCTACTCGGCAACCGACAACTTGTTCGATGCATGGTGGTTTGAAAACACCCTTATCCCTAATGGGGGCACCCTGTTTAGTCATGCGGGTAACAATGATATTATTCGTGACTTCCAATTCTTTGATATTTCCAAGAGCGCAGGAGCTACCGGAACATCATTCTTTAGAATGAATGCGCCCACTAACGCCAAAAACTATGGCACTAACATTATTAGCGGCGTTATCCCCGGCGCAGGTGGCGCAACCGACCCCGATATCGGGGTTGATATGCGACAGTCACGCAACCGGGTGCAGGGTGTCAAATCATACCGGGCATTCAGCGGTAGCAACGTTGTCATTGCAGCAGGTATTCTCAACACGCTAGTAGACTTGGGCGGACAATATACGCCCGGTTTACCTGCCGTTGTAGACAACTCGGGCAATCAGACTAACGTTGTCATTGACACTAGCGCAATGCAATACCCCGGCGGTGGTACTGGATTTAGACGAGTGCAAAGTGGCCGGTTCTACGGTCCCACTAACCACACGACTACACCTAACGCACAGGCAGACGGTGTAAGCGCGGCCATCCCGTTTTGGTTACCTGTTGCGACAACCTTTGTTGAAATTGATTGTCAAGTCACTACAGCAGGGGTTGCCGGGACTCTAGTAAGACTAGGCATTTATGCTAATGACCCATCTAAAGATCAGCCCGCGGCATTGATTCTCGATGCCGGAACCATCGACGGATCTACTGCAAGCATGAAATCTATAACGCTCACGCCGATAACTTTACAGGCGGGATTGTATTGGCTCTCCGCAACGCCTCAGGGTGGCGCTCCCACCCTTATGGGAATTGCTACGTCACTAGCGCCCGTCGGAAATAGTACTGCTATCGGTTCAATGGCTACAGGTAACTGCTACACTATGACCGGAGTATCCGGCGCGCTGCCCGCATGGTCTGCCACCGGAACACCTGCAAGCATTGCACCTAAGATCATGCTAAAAACCCAGTAAGGATGCCACGGTATAATGCCTAATGTCACGAATCTCCAGCAGTTTGGTAGTCAGATTGCCGTTATGTATGACGACGGTAGTAAGCAACTGGCATACCCTACTGCTGGGGGTTTGTGGATTGTAAACGGGAGCTATACAGGCGGGGGTGGTACAGGTGGAACGGGCGGTACAGGTGGTCCGGGCACTGGCACGACTGTTATCTATCCGTGTGCAGAGCATAACGTTAGTGACTCATTTGCCGATCACGTTGCACGTGGTAGCGTAAACCCGGGAACAGACTATACCGCGTCATATGGATCAGACGTTTGGGCGGTCGCTGACGGCGTTGTAACCGACGTTACAAACACTTATAGCGGTAGTGGCGGGCGTATGATTCACATCGATCACACAGCCCTCAATACCGGATCGGACTATCTCCACTTATCGGACACGCTAGGCCGAACAGTTGGCGAGACTGTCACACAAGGCGAGCTAATCGCAAAATCTGGCGCATCCGGGTATGGTAGTGACCACTACTACGGGGCTCATCTTCACATTAGCTATAGAACCGTGTTTGGACATGCTTACACGAACTTCGATAGTATCGACTTTGACGCCTACATTAAGAGTCTATGATGAGACACCCATATTACAACTACGATAAAGTACTTTCCTACAATGGAACGTACAACTATATTGTTGGCGCGCGCGGACTCGGTAAAACCTATGGTGCAGTAAAACGTGCTATCAAGGCCGGTATTACTAAAGGTGATCAATTCATTTATGTCCGTCGGTATAAGTCAGAGTTGACTACAGCGCGTAACACATTCTTTGCCGCATTAGAGCATGAATTTCCTCAACAAGACTTTAGAGTCAACGGCCCGTTTGCGCAGTACGCACCAATTGAGACACGCGGCGAAAAGAAACGCGAATGGTTTACTATCGGCTATTTTGTAGCTCTAAGTACATCCCAGACCCAAAAGTCTGTTTCGTTCCCTAAGGTGAAAACAATCATCTTCGATGAGTTCATCATTGAGAAGGGTGCAATTCATTACCTGCCAGACGAAGCGACAGTGTTTAATAACTTTTATTCAACCGTGGATAGGGGAACGGATAAGACTAAGGTCTTTTTCCTCGCTAACAGTGTGAGCATTATGAACCCGTATTTTCTCGAATATGAGATTGTGCCTGACTCGGGTAGTGAATTCATTGTCAAACATGACGGTTTTATCGTGTGCCACCTCCCAGAGTCTGAGGCGTTCGCATCGAGTATCTATCAAACTAAGTTTGGTAAGTTCATCAAAGGCACAGAGTACGGGGATTATGCCGTAGGTAATACGTTCAGTGATAACCATGAGAACATGCTTAGTCAGAAGGATTATCGCGCGCGTTACACTTACTCGCTAGAGACTGCTAAAGGCACGTTCAGTGTGTGGCACAATAGTATTAATGATGAATATCACGTACAGTCAAAGCTCCCTAAACAACAAGTCATGCTTACACTGATAGCTGAGAAAATGTCAGAAACTAAGACGCTCGTCACCTTCCAAGATCGCGGCATGGCGTACTTGCGTTCAGCGTTCCGGGGCGGTAGGGTGACGTTTGACAAACCGGTCACACGTAACGCTTTTACAGAGATATTTAAGAGGTAGAGTTGTGAAAATTTCAACGGGCATAATCATTGTGGGCGGGGTAGCGTTTGTGTCTATTGTTATGGCAATGGCTCTAATCGTGATCACAGGCCACGACCTAACCGGATTCTCTCTAGCATTCGGCACCGTGTGCACATCCGCTACCGGCTTTATTGCAGTGTTGCGGATTCAGCGTAAGCAGAATGAACAGATAGACATAGTAAAGAAGCAAACTAACGGGACACTGACTAAGCTCTTGATGGAAAAAGCCGTGGCCGAAATGAGAGTTAGTAAGGCTCTTTCAAAGTTGAATGAGCGTGACGCTACCGCCGTTCTAGCCCAGACCCTTTCACAAGATCAGGTGAAAGAAGCTCTCAGGTCATCCAACATCCACGTAACAGAAACGGTTACAGCTAATGACTGATATAACAGGTGCCGCTCAACGGTTACTCACGCAAGCATTCAACGGATACCCGGCAGGCCGCAACGCGCCCGGTTACTGTCTTGAATGGTGTAATCATGCCCTTTTGCAAGGCCGATCCTCTATCGGCCCACATGCGGGCATGTATGCTACCGCCATGGACGCATGGAACTACGGCATGAATAACCATCCTGCCGACACGAATGTGCCGAAAGACTTCCCCGCATACTTTGGACCATCCCCCACACGCACAGACGCTAACAAGAACGCGGGCGATATTGTTCTCAGTCTCGGAGACGGTCGCTTTGTCTGCACAGACGGTGCCGGGGGTGGCGTGATCGGGATTATGACGCTTGCACAACGCGCCGCACAAATCAGTCGCCCCTATCTCGGATGGGGTGAAGAACAGTGCGGCTATCTTTTGACCACAGTAAACAGTTCATCTACAAGTAAAGGGAGTGTGAAAGATATGGGCGATCTAGCCTTTATCAAAGATGCAAGATCGGCCACGATCTTTCTACAGAACAACGCTACAGGTAAACGCGTCGGCATTCAGAGCCCCTATCACGTAGGGCTTTTGACTCGTGCTATCGCTGGCGATGGTGGAATGCTTATCGCCGAAATGGACATTGTCAACAGTTATGAGGCTGCAATTGCAGCCACACAAGGCGCAACTGTTAGCCTCACTGACGCGCAGCTTGCAACAATTGCAGCCGCCGTAAAAGTCCCTGAATCGCTCAACATCGAACTAACCGGAAAGGCTGTAATCTAATGAGCATTGTCAACCCTGTATTCATCCCCACACCCGCTCCTCTTGGAGTGCTCGCACCCATCCCACCATCTGAACCGCTTACCGGCGACGTTACGCACACTCTCAACCTGCCCGCCGATCCTCCCAGTGATGCGCGTAGCTCACTCAAAGACTTGCTCGCCGGTACCGGCTTTATCGATGGGAGCGCGTCACTCCCTACAGCCGTACCGACACACATTGACACGCCTACAGTTGTGCAGCCGGTAGCGCCCTCAGTGTCGCTTGACGCAGCCGGTACACCTCACGTTACTATACCGCTCACGAAGAAAACTAAAGCCATCATCGGCACATGTGCGGCCGCTGTAGCGTTCATCGGCTTGGATGTGACAGCGTATCTTCCCGACACTTACAAGGGCTACGCTCTCGGCGTCATCACGGTAGCGGGCGGGATCGCTACGTGGATGGGTATAGCGGTACCCACGAACCTACCGATTAATTTCAAGAAGTAGGAAAGTACGGCCCGGGTAGCACACATCTTAGGATGTGTGCTATCTTTGGTTATACGGAGCACGATTAACGAAAGGTTCTTACAACGTGAACGACAAGTGCACGGCCCACAATGGGTCATATGCGTGCGATAGAGGTTTGAACCATACCGGAGAGCATGCCGGAAAGCACTGGTATGCTGGCCGTCGCTGGATTCACACATTCAAAGACGCCTACAGCCGTATTGTCTCAACCGAGCTTGCATGATGGCGGATACGCTCAAAATCATGCTCGGCTGGCTTGTCACATTCTGGATACTCATCACTGTAATTTGTTACACAATGTTTCACGCGGATTACGTCATCACTGGGATAGCGCTCGTTATCCTCATTAGCTCTACCCTCATTCTCATAAAAGGAGTACAATCAAATGAGCAGGATCAATCGCGCCGCACGCTACATCAAACCGGAAACAATTGTTCTGGGCGATGTGATACGTGCGACAATCAAACACAAAGACGTTGAAGTTTCACACGTGGGCGCGGTCGCGCGGCGCGAACATAACGCATCCAGTACTGAATATATCAGTGCAGAAGGGGTCACGTTGCTCGAAGTGTACCGGTTCGATGACCGCAAGATTAGAGTTACGTTGTTGGATCGGCCCGCTGATCGGTTTCTAACGCTGCCAGGGATGGAGTTGTGATGGACTTACACATTGAGTGTAAACTCGTACATTCGCTTATACCTGAGTTCAATGACGAACGACATTGCGTATGCGGGTTGCCATGGCCTTGCGTACTCAGAGTTAAACCGGATTACAGATGAAATGCATAATGTGTGATAGTAAAATTGTTTGGGATGAATACCTCCAAGCACGGGTAGATAACGATGACGGCTACCCAAAAACTTATTGCTTTGCACGCGGCGAAAACTATGGCAAATATCATCACCCCTAAATTGCGCGAGATAGCACACATTCGACTGGATGTGTGCTAAGCTCGTTATAACGGAGCAACACCAAACGAAAGAAGTAAGATCATGGAACTCATCACAGGTGAAATGTACACCGGAACAGTAACCGGTAAAGTCGGCGGAGAGCGCGTCTTTAAGACCCTCACGTTTATTGCCGCACGCGACCAGGAGCCGGAACCGTTTATTCGTAACCGTGAAACTACCCCGGATCAAGACCGTGTATTTGTTCAGCATCCGCATGGATCAGCACCCGCACTATTCATAGCTGGCAGCATCGAAAAGTATAAGTCATGAAACTGCGCAACCCATCCAAAGGCCTACTAGCCCTTGGATGGACCATCGCCCTAGGACTACCCGCCCTCATGGGTATT